ATGTTCGAAGATACGGATAAGTTAGTAGAAGAGTTCTTTGGTGCTGTATTTCCTAATGAAAAGAGAGGTGGTCAAGACCAAAAAGTCTAAGTTAATAAGACGAATTCTTAAAAAATGTCTTGACAAGTAGCCGAATGAAGAGTATAATATATATTATGAAGATTGAGAAGGAAAGGAAAAAAAGAGTTTTTCAGTTGTTTTTTAAAGACACTGGAGGGCAACCTAAGTACCAAATAGTATTCGCTGTATCAAAAGCTAAGGCAGTGAAAGGTATCACTAAGATTATTACTAAGATTAAGGAGCTGTATGTTTGAGTTTTTATGTACTTACCTACTAATAGTAATTATTGTAGTATTTATAGGATTGATAATATTTACACTAGAGGAGGACCCTGGAGAATGGAAGTGATGGACGTAGTAGTAACAGTAATGGTAAGTTGGTCAATGTTTGTAGTAGGTGCTATTATATACACCAGAAACTTTGAGAAGAGAGAAACAAAGTTAGCAAAAAGAGCTCATAAAAGAAATTATAATTAGGAGGTAAGAAGATGGAAGTATTCCAGATTAAAGTATTAGAGGGTGAAGGTACACCTATTGTAGAAGGAAGAGACGTGGTAGTATCAGGAACACCAGTAAAGCCAAAGAAGGGAGCTATAACGGCTATACCTCATAGGATGTACGAGATTGATGCGGAATCAGCTAAAGAAGCTCTACAGCTTCTGAAAGACGAGGGTCACTTTAAAGAGTCGGACACAGTGATGTGGAACATACAACTAAATAAGTCTGAAGACATCATTTAATGGGTGAACGATTTTATTTACAACAAAAACAAGGAGCAAGAAATATGTCAAAAGCATACACAGAAAAGCAAGTAGAAGTAATGATTGAAACGTACGGTCAAGGCAACACAGATGCGGAACGTAAAGAAATTATGGAAAAGTTAGCAGTAACACTAGGTAAGACAGTTGGCAGTATTCGTGCTAAGTTAGTAGCAGTAGGTCACTACATTAAGTTAAGTGGTAAATCTACATCAGCCGCTACCGTTAAGCGTAAGAGCGAATTTGTACAAGGTATTAGAATTGCGTTAGGTGCGGGTGACCATGAACTAAAGTCACTGGATAATGCTACTAAGGCAGATTTAGAGGTAATTATGAACCAACTACGTATCATTAACAATATGAAGGAGCTAGGCTAATGGAGTTTCTAGGAAAAGTAGTAATGGGAGTATTTTTGACAGGGTGTTTTATAATGTTAGCGGGGATGTAAATTATGATAAGTGCGACGATAGAGGTACTGATATTTTCAGTAGGTGTCTTAATGGGAATGACAACAATGAACTTATTATGGATGTGGAGGTGTGGAGACGATGGCGACTAAGTATACAAGTGAAGAAACTAGACGTATGATAGAGGTATATCAAGGCAACCCTAACAGGGATACAGTTGATGAACTCGCTAAAGAGATGGGTAAGACAGTTAAATCCATTATCGGAAAGTTGAGCAGAGAAAAAGTATACCAAAAAGTAGAGTATACAACTAAAAGAGGAGAGAAACCTGCTACTAAACTCGAAATGGTTAGTGAGATAGCAGAAATGCTAAAAGGTGATAGTGAAAGACTAGAAACATTGGTTAAATCCTCAAAGCAGGAACTGCTATACTTAAAAGTTTTAGTTGAAGATTTAATGTGGGAACGGGATAATTGAAGCTAAACGAGATAGACGATAGAAACCTCATAGTTCGAAAGAATTATGGGGTTTTTTTGTACCTAGGAAAAAGTATAGTATCAAATTTGTATGCTCTAAGAAGTTTATGCTAAACGACAACAAACCTAGACGTTAGTCTATGCTGTCATTAAGTTAGGATTGGGTGAGTTGAAACCATGAATATGGCGCGGGGGAGATCTAAAGTTATTGGATCAATTTGCTCTTAATTGGGGTCAACTTGGAATAACTTTATTAGATGTATTTTAGTGTATTCATATACGTTATCTCTTAAAATCTTGGTAACAGTGAATTGTTGGGTACGTAAGACGGAGCTGTCACATCTATCTTAGTAAGTAGTATTAAATATTTATTAGTTTTTAGTAGATCGCCCGAACTAGGTTATAAGGCTAATCCCTCCGGTTATAGCCTTAACCAACTCCGGACATCTACAGTTAGTTTCAGTAAAAACGAAATAATTATTTCTTGTAATCGTTTAAATTACTCATATATTATATCATACTTTTATCAATTTGTATACCTTCTTTTTTCAGTAGTTGGAAAGTATATATCTGTTCTTTAGGTTTTAAGACGAGACCACATTTTTCTAAGCGAGTCATAACTTCTGGATTTTCCAAACTTTTCTTCCCATTTCTCTGATAATGATATTAGTATTGGACGTGGAGATTCAAGTCCAGTAAGTCTACTAGCTAAGTAGTTTTTTTCTTCGTCAGACCACAGATTTGCTTTTGAATTGTTCTTAGGTTTTGGCTGTTCTATCTTCCTAACTAAGACTCTTAAGTCTGCGTTAACTCTATCTTCTAACTCGTCCATCTTCTTAGAAGTCCATTTGTGAAGGCTTTCTAGTTTAGCCTCTAACTCTGCGATTCTATTCTCTAAGTCTACCATGGCATATCACTCCCTATTACATTAGGTATTGGTCTAAGTTTAGGCATAGCAACCTCTAACTCTTTATCTTCTTTTAGTTGCATTTTCTCTGCCCTACTCAACTGTTCGTTGATGCCTCGTTTAGCCAAGTAAAGTTTGTATTTAGTATCTGCTTGCAACCAAGCAATCTGTGCTTCTTCTAATGTCATATTTTCTCCATTGTGGGCGTCTTTGGACAACCCATATTTTATCGATAAAAATCCCTCACCAATCGGCAAGGGTCATTAGAGATTTCTCAATCTCAATATAAATATTATACAGTAGTTTAACCAAATTGTCAAATAGAATTTTCATTTGTTAGATTAAAAATCTGATAAATCTTCGTCAGATTAGAAAAATAATACTTGACTTCAAGGTGAAACTTCGGTATAATATGTATATTAAAAATCGAAAAAGTAACTAAAAGGAGACAAGAGATGCAATTTATTAAGGCGTACGAAAACGCAATATCAGAGGAGCTAATAGAGAAACTGATAAGCTGGTCAAATTTACCTGATACAGACCAGCCGGTTGAGGGCAAAGACGACGGGGATACGCAATTTAAAAATGGTAAATTAGGAAGGGATGACCACCAAAAATTCCTAAAGTTTAGTAACTTCCCACTATATAATAGGTGTCATGAAGAAGTAGCCCCATATCTGGAAGAGTATTCTAGTCATTTCCCAGCACTATCAGGAGCTACAAGCTATGAGGTTAAGCTACAAAAGACGCCTATTCAAGGAGGGTATTCACGTTGGCACTGCGAGCAGGGAGGAGGGGGAGCAGGTGCAAGCAGTAGAGCGCTTGCTTGGATGGTGTATCTAAACGACGTACACCAAGGAGGAGAAACCGAATTTCTATATCAAGGTTTTAGACAGCCAGCTGTTAAAGGAACCTTACTTATTTGGCCCGCAGCGTTTACTCATACGCATAGAGGAAATCCTCCTTATTCTAATGAGAAATATATTATTACAGGGTGGGCTATTTTTCCCACAGATTAAAAATACAGGAGATATTAAATGATTACTTGGAACTATAAAACATTCCTTTCGAACCTACCGATAGAACACCTAAGACACCAGATAATACATGAGACTACCCCGGATGACTGGGAGATGCCACTAGACTACCAGAATGGCAAAAAGAGGGAAGAAATATTTAAAGAGCATCATTCTGGTACTAAAAGTATTGCTATAATCTTTGAATCTCATGGATCTTCTTACCCCATAGAACTAGAGGATTTAGGTAATAATAAAGTAAAATACGTAGATAACTATGAAAAATTTTGGCCCGCTATAATACCAATCCTACGCAGATTAGTAAACGATGAATCAATCACAGAGGGAGAGCTAGAAGAGCATGTACTTAAATGTATGTTAGTAGTTCTTAGGAGAGGTTCTGAAATAAAGGAGCATGTAGACGCATCAATTAATCTTATAAACTGTAGGAGAGTGCATGTACCTATTATTACTAATGAGGATGTAATATTTACAGTAAACGGAACTAGCGTATTTTTAGAGGAAGGTACAGGATACGAAATAAATAATCAAGAACTTCATTCAGTGGTAAACAATAGCCCTTCAGACAGAGTACACTTAATAGTAGACTTTGACTTGAGTACTCCTTACTTTACGGAGCATCGGGTTACTGATGATAATACTATGTAAATGGAAGAACTAAAGATACTGATTGAAGAACTACTTAAACTACTAAGGTGGATAAATGGATAAAAGATACGAGATAGACTGGGACAAAGTACAAACATTGGAAGAAATGAAAACAGTACTAAAAGCTATAAAGATAGGGTTTGGGGAGGAGTACGCAGATAGTATTCCAGAACTAAAACCATTGCTAAAGGAGACAGAGGGAGAGTAGTATGAATATGGTACAATAATGGAAAATACTAGCTTACTAATGTACTTTATATTCGGCTTATTAGTACTTAAAGCCTTATTTATCGTATCATTTATTTGCGTTAATATGGGATTATGTAAGAAAAAGGAGGAACATGGCAAAGAGTTTTAAACAAATGGCTAAGAAAGATGAAGGTACATACATGATAGTAGATGCCTTAAACCTAGCCTTTAGATACAAGCATAGTAAGAAACCTAATTTTGGTGAGGACTATCTAAGAACTATTCAGAGTTTGGCACAATCATACAACGCAGGGCAGATTCTTATAACTGCTGATTGGGGCTCAAGCTCGTATAGGTGTGGTATTCTCCCAGAGTATAAAGGTAATAGAAAAGAGAAGTACGCTAAACAAACAGAGAAAGAAGCAGAAGAGTTTCGTTTGTTTATGGAAGACTACGAAGTTACCCTAAAATTATTAGCAATTCATTACCCTGTGTTCAGATATAAGAACGTAGAGGCTGATGACATTGCAGCACAACTTGTAGCAGAGCTGGAAGGTTCAACCATATGGTTAATTTCTTCAGACCGAGATTGGGATCTGCTAATAGATGACAATGTGAACAGATTTAGTTACGTAACAAGAAAAGAGATAACAAAACAAAATTGGGGGGAACATTATGAGGTTGATCGGAGAGAGTATATTAGTTTTAAGTGCCTTACTGGTGACGCTGGTGATAATGTACCTGGCGTCCCTGGCGTAGGTCCTAAGAGAGCACTAGGACTAATTCAGGAGTATGGCTCAGCATTTGATATTGCTGATGTTTTGCCTATTAGTAGTAAGTACAAGTATATCCAATCCCTAAATACATTTGGTGCGGATAACATTTATAAGAACTACGAGCTTATGGACTTAGTCACATACTGTGCTGATGCTATAGGAGAAGAAAATGTCGAAGACATGAGGAGCAAACTTGCAAGTAACTAAAAGAGATGGAAGAAAGGAAGAGTTAAACTTAGATAATATCCACGCAATGTTACAGAATTGTAGGAAAGAGGATTTAGGTAGAAGATTAGATGTATCTGTAAGTGATACAGCATTATCCGCCCACATTAAGTTGGCAGAAGGTATGAAAACTTCTGATATTCAACAAACACTAATTAAGTCGGCAGCTGAGAAGATTAGTACTGGTACACCAGACTATTCTATTTTTGCAGGTAGACTATTAGTAACAGAAATGCGTAAGGAAGTATATGGACAGTTTACCCCTATCAGTTTCTTGGAGTATATTAAATTAAATGTAGAAAGTGGGCTATATGACCCAATTATTCTAGAGATGTATAGTGAGGAAGAGATTGACTTGTTGGAGTCTGTTATTGACTACAATAATGATTTTGCTCGTCCCTATTCTTCTATCGTTCAGTTAGATAGTAAGTATTTAATCAAGGATGCTAAAACGGGTCGTCGTTTGGAGATGATACAAGAGACATTTATGCTTATCGCAATGACTATCTTTGCTTTAGAAGATAATTGTATTGAGTTAGTCATTGATATGTACGAAGCTCTAAAAGATGATAAAATCAGCCTACCAACACCTATTATTAGTGGAGTTCGTACTCAGCTAAAGATGTTCAGCTCTTGTTGTTTACTGAAAATGGGAGACACTACGGAGTCTATTCTAGCTTCAGAATATGCACTATCTCTCATGACAGCCAACAGAGCTGGCATCGGGGTGGATATGGCTCCAGTTCGTGGGATTTTAGCTCCTGTAAAGAACAATACAGTTAAGCATACAGGTGCTTTACCTTTATTAAAATCAATTGAAGCTGCTAGTAAGCAGTTCACACAGAATAGTTTACGATCTGGAGCTACAGTAGTAAACTACCCTGTGTTTAACTGGGAGATAATGGATGTATTGGAGTACAAGAATAATCAAGGAAGTAATACAAATCGTGCTCGTTTTATCGATTACACGATCGGTCTACCTGATTTATTTCTCAAACGTGTACTAGCAAAAGAGGACTGGACTTTATTTAGCTCAGAAGAAGTTCCTTTATTACTATCAACATATGGGCAGCCAGAGTTATTTGACCCCGTATATGAGGAATATGAAAAAGATGAAAGTATTAGAAAAGTGGTGTTACCCGCAACTGAGATATTTAATAAGCTTGTTAAAGAACGGGTGGGTACTGGGCGTATTTACATTCATTTTATTGACAACGTTAATCGTCAAGGAATGTTCGATGAGCAAATCACCCAAACCAATTTATGTAGCGAAATCTTCTTACCAACTCAAAGTGTAAGGTTTGAAGGACTAAAGCAAACTGAGTCAAGTACTGACGAGTATGATTTAGATGATGGTATGGTTGCTCTCTGCATCCTAGGTTGTGTTAATTTTGGTAAGCTAGAACATATTGATGAATTAGACCGATTAACTGGTCTTTTAGTAAGATTTTTAGATAACCTGATCGATGTTCAGGAATACCCAATGGATGCGACTGAATGGCCAACCAAAGGATATAGATTCTTAGGTATTGGTATTAGTGATTTCGCACACTTCTTAGCTAAGAACGAGGCAGCGCTTGGAACTACTAAGGCACTGAAGTTAACCCATCAATGGGCAGAGCGTTTCCAATACGGCTTAGTAAGAGCAAGTATCAATTTGGCTAAAGAGAAAGGAGCTTGCTACTACTCAGACAGGTCATTATACTCTCAAGGTATTATGCCAGTAGATACATACAATGCCAACGTGGACCAACTGTACCCTAATGACCTATTATGTGATTGGGAATTATTAAGACACGATGCTAAAGAGTATGGGATTAGAAACACTACACTAAGTGCAATCCCACCCACAGCATCTTCATCACTTGTGAGCAATTCTACACAAGGTATTGACCCTATTCAAAGTACAACAGATACCTTTGAGGCTTCTAACTTCACAGTTAAGTCTTTAATACCTGACTTTGAGAAGGAGCCTTATTACATGAAAGCATGGGATATGCCCGGTAACAATTCTTCTGAGTACATTAAATTAATGGCTCTATTACAGAAGTTTATTGACCAAGGTATGAGTACTAACCAATGGTACGACCTAACCAAGCTACCTAATAAGATTTTAGATAGTAATAGAGTTAAAAGAGATATCCTTACAGCGTGGAAGTACGGACTTAAGTCGTTGTACTACATTAGAACTAAGGATAAAGAGAATAGAAGCGAAACAATCGATACAGGTTGTGAATCAGGAGCATGCAGCATATAATGGATAATATTAACCCAGAGCATTATAAGGCTCACCCCTCGGGGGTTGAAGCCATTCAAGTTACAGAGCATATGAATTTCTGTTTAGGAAATGCTATGAAGTACATTTGGAGAGCAGACGAAAAACACTCGGACGGTGGGATCGAAGACCTTAATAAGGCTAAATGGTACATTGAAAGAGAACTAGTAAGGAGAAAAGATGCCACTATTTGAAAAGGATAACCAAAACATAGATATGAAAGCAATTAAAGAACCAAATAAACCTATTTATACTGGAGGTAGCTATACTAATGCTAAATTAATATCATACTCAGCTCCTAGCCCAGAGATGGAGGAAAAGTGTGTAGAAACTCCACAAGACCTTATAGCATTCTGTGCTAGAGTATCAAATCCTGGTAACCAGTATAATAAAGAAACTAATACCCAGCTAATTAAATATTTGATTAAGTACAAGCACTGGTCTCCTTTAGAAATGGTTAGTGCTACTTTAGAGATTGAAACTACTAGAGACATTGCTCGCCAAATACTAAGACACAGGAGCTTTAGCTTCCAAGAGTTTAGTCAAAGATATGCTGATCCTACTAAAGACTTAAAGTTTATGCTACGTGAAGCAAGACTACAAGATACTAAGAATAGACAGAACTCTATTAAGATTGATGACAGCCGTCTTAGCGCAATGTGGAGACTACAACAGGAGAAAGTAATACATGCAGCAAATGAAGCATATCAGTTTGCTGTTGATAATGGTATCGCTAAGGAGCAGGCAAGAGTAGTACTACCAGAAGGAAATACTATGTCTAGATTGTATATGAATGGTACTCTTAGAAGCTGGGTTCATTATATTGAACTTAGAAGTGCTAATGGTACACAACTTGAACATATTGAAGTAGCAGAAGCATGCGCTAGGGAAATTGCTAAGATATTTCCTTTGATGAGGGATTTACTATGAATAGGTTTCAACCACTAGAAGACGTTTACGTGTATGACAACGTATTGTCCCTGACAGAACGAGATTACATTCTGAAGACCTGTAGGAATTCTAATTTTAATATATTAGGGTGGCAAGAGAACTCTGCTGAGGAAGGGTACGTACATTCCGCATGGAGTAATGAAGACTTAGTAGACTCCGGCTTTTTAAGTTGGCCAGGTATTAATAAGATAATGAAAGAGAGAGGGCTAAGTATAGAACAGGTATACAAGGTTGTAATTAATGTAGACACTTTAAGCGACTCTCATTGGCCACATACTCACAATGGGGTAGTACTATTATATTACTTAAACTTGGAATGGCTCGAAGGATGGGGTGGTGAGACGTTATTTTATGACACAAATAGTAAAGAGGTAATATACGGGTCTAAGTTCACACCCAATAGGGTAATTATCTTTGATGGGGGAATTCCTCATAACATAAAACACCAAAATAGAATTGCGGATAAGTATAGAATGTCTTTAAGTATATTTTTTAATAAGGAGGTAAATAATGAGTAATAAAGATGTACACATTGACCAATGGTTCTGGGATAGAGGAATTACACAAAATGGTAACCCAATGGCACAAGCAATCAAGACATTAGAAGAAACAACCGAATTGTTAGCTGCTATTAATAAAGATGATGAGTATGAAATTATGGATGCAATCGGAGATATTTACGTAACCCTAAGAGGGGTATGTTTAACTCGTGGTATATTTATGGATGATTGTATTAATCAAGCATACCATGAAATTAAAGACCGAAAGGGTCATTTAACTCCTGATGGTATGTTTGTGAAGGAGGTATAATGAAGTTATTTAACTTAGGAACTACAGTAAGAAGCAAGGACACAAGACTATTCTTAGGTAATAATGTAAGTAATAGAAATATACAAACTTTCCACGATCCTAAGTATCCTTGGATACTAGAAGCAGCTGAAGAAATGAGAGCTATAGGTAACTGGTCTAAGAATGAGATTGACTTATCTAAGGAGAAGAAGGATTTCGATTCTTTAGATGAAGCAGGTAAGCATATCTTTGAGAAAGGATTAAAGTTTGCTATTGCACTAGATAGTTGTGCAGGTAGAGGACCCTTGCAGTTATTTAATGATGCCGGTATTAGTAATAACCCAGAATGGGAGCTATACCTGACTAATCACCAGAACAATGAATTACTACACTCAGAGTCGTATACTGAGATGGTTAGAGCTATTTTTAATAATGTAGATGAGTTTATTGACTCTATTATACAGGACGAGTATGTACAAAACAGAGCAGAGTCTATTCTATCAGAGTTTAACGACTCGACTAATACTTTGGACATATACGCAGCTAATGAAACAGTAAAGAGACTTTTTGGTGCAGGGGATGCAGATATTAGGGAGGTTACTCAAGATGATCTTAGAAAAGCTATCTATAAGAGTGCTATGGTACTCAATATGTTTGAAGGCATCAGATTCTTTGCTACTTTTGTCACGGCTTGGTCTTTCTCCGAGCAACCTATTAAACTTTTCTCGGGTTCTAGCAATATATTTAAACTTATTGCTAGAGATGAGATGATTCACTTGGACGTATTTCAAAAAGTATTAAAGGTACTAAGGACTGATTCTACTGAAGGATTCACTGATGTAGCCGCTAGTATGGAAGATGAAATGTATACGTTATTTGAAGTAGCGTATAAAGAGGAAAGAGATTGGGTAGACCATCTCTTTAGTAAGGGGTCGCCTCTTATAGGTATGAATGCAGCTATACTAAAAGAGTATATGGATTATATCTTTGCTATTAGAATGACTAATATTGGTATGGACCCTAAGAAGCTGGGTCTAGCACTTGGCAGTAATCCTCTTCCTTGGGTTGATAACTATTTAGATAGTTCACATATTAAATCTGCTCCTCAAGAGATTGAATCAGTTAATTATGTTGCAGCTATAGATAGTTCGCAGGACGAAGATTTCGATTTAGATGATTTATAGTAAGTATAGGAGGATATTAAAATGAAGATATTAGTAACAGGAGGAGGTTCAGCAGGATGGATAACAGCTGCAACTTTAATAAAAGCATACCCAGAAGCAAATATAACTTTAGTAGAGTCTTCCAATATTCCAACTATTGGTGTAGGAGAATCCGCCATTCAGTCAATAAGGGAACTACTATCGTTTTTAGAGATTAAAGACGAAGATTGGATGAAGCACTGTAACGCAATATACAAAGGTTCCATAGACTTTACAGGGTGGGGAGAAGACCCAAATGGTAGAGTTAAAGAGCCTTTTGGAGTATCAAAGAACTTAGGGTTCAGTAGTATGGACACATATAGCTTCTGGGACTGGAGTAGAAAAAAGTACATACTTGGAGCGGAGGAAGGAGAGTTCCATACTTTTGCAGTAGAATGGGGGGAGCTACTAAATAGTAATAAGGTAACCAAAGAACCTATGGAGGAGCTGGGGGACTGGGACTTCGAAAGATGTACTAGTTTTCATCTAGATGCAGGCTTATTAGCAGAGTATCTAAAGAACCATTTTTGTAAGCCCAGAGGTGTAACCCATATTATAGGGGACATAAAAGAAGTATTAAAATCGAGTGACTCATACGTATCAAAAGTAGTACTAACTAATGGGGAAGAACTGACTGCAGATATGTATGTAGATTGCACGGGGTTTAGAAGAGTCCTTATAAATGAAGTAGGAGGAGACTTCCACAGTTTTAAGGATGTACTAATAAATGACAGAGCTGTAGCTACAAGAGTACCTTATAAAGATAAAGAAACAGAGATGGAATTCAACACCAATGCCACCACCTTAGATAATGGCTGGGTATGGAATATACCTTTGTGGGATAGAATAGGAGCAGGATATGTGTATAGCTCTAAATTCCTGACGGAACAGGAAGCTGAGGAGGAGTTACGACAGCACTTATCTAAAAATAGAAGCCCCGAAGAACTAGATAGTTTGGACTACTTTCACGTTAATATGAAGCTAGGGGCAGTCAAAGAACCTTTTATAGGTAACGTATGTAGCATAGGGTTGAGCCATGGATTCATTGAACCTCTAGGCAGTACAGGTCTTCATCTCATAATAGTAGCATCCCAAGCTTTAGTATCTTTACTAAGTGATAGGGGTATGATTACTTCTATAGAAAGAGGGTTATTTAATAGACAGATGCAACTTCAACTACAAATTTTCACTAATATAGTTAGCGCTAGGTACGCATCCAGTAGACGTAATGATACAGAATATTGGAAGTACCTACATAACATTGACTATATAAGCCCCTCTGAACAAATATTTATAAGAGACTTCCTACTAAGTATGAAGGGTCTTGGAACCGAAGATAGAGACTATGGGTTGTTTGAGTATATGTTAGCAGGTAATATGGGTATAAGCCCTTACTCCCCTCTAACAACTTTTAGTGACACAGATATAGAAAGGTCCTATAAGTTAAAAAGGGACCTAGATATGCATAGATCTAAACAAATAGAAGCTATAAAATCACTACCTTCGCTATTTGAATTTATGAAACAGCATATATACGGAGGGAGAGAGCTTGAAGAATAGAAAAAAATGGTATATGAATACAGATATATTTAGTACTGTAGATATAGATAACTTACTAGCAACCATTGATAATAAAGATTTGAGGGCAGGTACTGTAGGGGTAGATAAGACAGGATATAGTGAGCATAGGTCTTCCGATATTATGTTCTTACCTAGACAACAATATGAAGGGGTGTATAACGTGTGCTGGGATATATTTCGTACAGCAAATATTGAGTATTTCGGATACAATATAGATAGAGTACCCACCTGCCAGTATTCTGTATACTCTGCAGACAAAGGAGGTATTTATAACTGGCATAAAGACTCATATGAACTAGGAGGGGAGGAGGATAGAAAACTAACTCTTGTTATACAGTTAAGCCACCCGGAGGAGTATGAGGGAGGTAACTTAATGCTTAAAGATGTAACTTGGAGTGCCGAGGAACTTATTAGCTTAAAAAGAAAGGGAACTGTAATAGTATTCCCCTCAGAATTAGAGCATAAGGTAAGTCTAGTAACAAAAGGTACTAGAGTAGCTTTAGTAAGTTGGGCTTTAGGCCCTCCTCTCATATAACTTACTGAAATTGGATAATAATATGAAAATAACTCCAGTATTTACAGAATTTATAGCGGAAGGAAAGGCTTTACTATCTTATAAGGATACTCAAAGTATAATAGAGTACCTGAGAGGGGAGGAGGATAATTATTCGGCGATGGGGCAAACGACCCCTAAAGTTACTGAGGGGCTGAAGCTGCCTGCCTCTATAGATACTTTACAGAGTATAGTAGAGAAAAAGTTTAATGAAGTGCATGTGCAGATGGGTCTTTCCAATAGGTACAAGCAAGTGGTTTCGGAAATATGGTTAAACTTTAGACAAAATAACGAAATAAACCGGGCACATAGACACCCAGGATTTTGTCTTGTAGCTGTGTACTACCCACTAGCGCACCATACCTCCTTCCTTACTTTGCTGAATGCAGGAAGTAACTTAAACTATGAGATACCAAATGACGCAATAGCTGAGTATAGTGCCTTAAACTCCTCCCAATACTTAATACCTGTAGTGGCGGATACTATTATAATAGTACCTTCCTGGATATGGCATTTTGTAGAGTCAAGTGCTCCAGAAGGTAGCGAGAGATTAAGTATAGTATTTAACTCTCATATAATTAAACTCCCTGATAACACAAAGGAGGCGTAAAAAATGAGTTATAAAAGAATAGTAGAACTCTTAGGTGAGGTAATGGGGTTACTACCAGAAGAGGTAGACTTGTCCAAGGGCGGTGTTGGTGAGATTGCACTAGCACACCACTTAGGACATGAGATAATTAAAGGAGATAAAGGTGCTGATGCAATGGATGAAAACGGTGATAAGTTTGAGTATAAGATTTCTACTACTGATCAGTTTAATTTCCATTTTGGTGCCCGTAATGGTAATCCTGGGGCTGTGGTTACTAAGCATTTTAATGGGATCTCCGGGGCTTACTGTGCTAAACGTGTAGGGATGGAAATAACAGAGGTGGAGTTTGTACCAGCACACTTACTAGTTCCAGCTCTTATAACCCACTTTAATGGTACAATAGGTGGACAGCTGAACAAGAATTATAGATTAAAAACGTTCTCTGCTTTAAATAATCCTTGACAATCTGTTTAAATAATAGTATAATATCTTTTTGAAATTGATAATTTAAAGGAAAAAGTATGAGAAGAAGTAATACAGGGTGGTTAGCTCCTTTACTAATGCTAATGATACTACTATATTTTATGGCTTAAGGAGGATTAATGCACAATATACAGTCACTAGGAATAAGATCCATATTTCCTACAGAGTTAATAGAATACCAATTAGATAATGACTTAGTATCTAAAGTACTAGAAGAAATATCCATAAAAAGAGAGGAGATACTAGACACATATATAGAGGAACACCCGGAGGGGGACATAGATGTGTACTATACTGATTATACTAATCCTGCACAGTTAAATAGTATAGAAAGTATACTAGAAGCACTAAAAGAAGACTTCAATAGAAAAGGACTAAAGGCACGTATAAATAATTACTGGGTTGCTGCGTACAGGAGGTACGCGGAGCACAGTACCCATAACCATAGAGAAGGTATCCAAGATACAGTTAACTTTAGTGGAATTATATATCTATCCAATATAGGGCAAACAAATTTTTATAGTGATTCAATATCTTCTACAGATTACCTATTCAAATCTTTCTCAAATGCTGGAAAAATTATAATGTTTCCTTCTACCCTTCTACATTCAGTACCTTCACATAACACAGAAGACTGGAGGTATGTTGTATCCTTTAATGCCTCAATATACCCTAATAGGCAATAGAACCTACAAGAATTATAAAAAAACGTTCTCTGCTTTAAATAATCCTTGACAATCTGCTTAAATAATAGTATAATATCTTTTTAAAATAGAGAATTTAAGGAAAATATGATGGATATTCAGTTAAAGGGTTATGAAGTTACTTGGAATGATGATAATATTTATTTCGAGCACAATGAGTATGGAGAGGATGCGGGAATTAAACTGTGGTTTAATGATGCTAAAGAAATTTATGACTACGAAGGTCAATCTGATATTCCTAAAAAAGTATTATCTTTTGTAACGTTATTAGGATACAGGATCGTATGACAGTAACGGGCGCGTATGGCGCAAGGTACAATAATATCATAAGTGCTAAAGATGCATGGGATAGAGGTAAAGACTTCCAAATTATTGGAGGCTCTTATATTAACAAGACTGATTGGGAGAAGTTTGGTAAAGAAGAGACAGTAATCTTCCAAGGCTATACTTCAAATTGGTTACTACAGGAGCGTGAATAATGTTTATAGAAAAAGTAGCCTACATCATATGGGCAGAATTACCCAAAGACTTCGATGAAAGAGTTGAATACACCAGTTATTTTGAAAATGATAATGACGGTGCTTATTATGAAATCGAAGTCAAAGGAGAGCGTGACCCTTTATTTGCTCTAATGGATATGGATATATTAGACGAAGAAGAGGCTAAAGAGATAGTGGACCAGGACGTAGCCTATATAATGTTATACTCCCCTTCATGAAGAAAGGACCTACTAAGGCCGAGAAGAAAGCCATAATGGATAAACATCCTACAGTTACTGCCGCAGAAGCATTTACTGAGGAACAATGGTCAAGACTTATGTGGGCTACACATTCAGAAGTGAAAGAAGTTATGCGTGAAGTAAGTAAGGCAAAAGCAAAAGAAGGAAAAGGATTATTAGGACAATTAAGGAGTCAAAATGTTAAATAAGATTAAGGAACTATTCAAACCAAATGCTAGATGGCAAGATATGTACGAAGAAAAAAGAAAAGAGTCTAGAACCTGGGAGTTTAAGTATAATAAACTAAGTAGACAACTAAGAGCAATTTTAGATGAGGCTGAGTCCTAGTATGAAAAACATAAATGACTTATTAGAGCAAATTATGAAAAAACTTGAGGAAATACAAGTATCATTAGATGGACCTAAGATGTGGGACCACAATTGTCCTACTATGGGAACAGAGCGTATGTCTACAGAAGTTGGGCAGGAGTGTAACTGGTGCGGAAGGAGAGAGGGAGATGAAACTAGAATTTGATTTAATCCTTGTTATACTATGGGCAGTCACTCTTTACATTATTCTGACCTAAAGGTAAAAAACTTCTTGACAATTTGGTAAAAATTAAGTATAATATACATATTAAGAAATTGAAAAAGAAATAAAAAATTCTGAACAGTCCTTCACACGGGTTCGCCCCGCAGATTGAGACTGTAATGATACTGCAGGCTCTAACTCGAGGTGGGCAGTCTAAACATGAGTGGAATTGGACTGATATTCTTATAGTGTCCTAAAACAAATAGAAGGGGAGTAGGGACTCATGAACCCGTGGCAACTTCCTCACCTCAAGCCAAAACCCCGGTAGTAGCATGTTGCGAGGTCACACCTCGGTGTTACTACCACCTTATTTTAATTTACTTACGGGAGGAAGTATATATGAAAACATATAACGTTACACAGGTATTTGAAGAATATGAATATTACAAAGTTGAAGCAGAGAGTGAAGAGGAAGCTAGAGAAAAAGTGGATAATGGAGAAGTGGAATCACGTAACTGGGACAGAAGTTATCAATATACGGAAGTTGAAGTATGTAGTTGATGTTTTAGCTATATTAGGTATAACAACAGTATTACTACTATCATTAGTAATTACAATACCGCTAATGATAATCTATATGGCAGTAGTTGGTGCAATTATTTTATGGGAAGAAAAAGATGGGATATGAAACAAGGTTAGTACTAGCAGTAGATAGAGAATATTACGAAGATGTACATTGGGGTAAGTTCCAAGACCTAATTGATGAAACACGGGTAGACGATGATAAGATTGTATATTTCTTCGACTGGAGTAAAGGAGTCTATAAAGCATTAGACTACTTTTTAGAAGAAATAGTAATTCGAGAGGGTGGGTACATGCTATCAGAAACATTCGGTGCTATAACCTTAGGAGAAGATGACTCCGATATAGAACATATTGGTACACCAGAGGAATTTGGTATCTATCTAATAAGAGACATAGATGTAGAGTAGAGAATATCCCCAGGGCAAGTAGCCTATCTTAGTAAGTATGAACAAGGTAGGTTGGGAAACAGAGCTTAGCCAACAGATAACGCAGACTATGGTACTAGGTCTTAAAACTGTACTAATCGAAGCGTTGTAGAGGGCTGATCTCCTCCGCGTCTTCGGGGTTGGTCGACTTCCTCACAGTCGACAAGTGCGCGAACTAGGTTGATTAACCCTAGTATAAACTATGTTAATCCCCGGAGTGAGGACATTCGGGTAAGAAAATAATGTTTCCTTAGGGTGACGGCACTGCTACCCTTTACCAAAGGCGTGCCACTTTTTAGCGAGTACATTCGGTCTACCTCCCACACCCGACTGAGTGTACTCCCTAAAGAGTAATGAAACTACACCAGGACCGGTAGTAGTTACGGCCAGCGGTTTACTGCAGGCTAAGGTTTTCGGCAGGGTTGACCTTAATAACCCTCCATCATTAACACGGGCTTAGTTTACTCCTGCCTTATTAGCACTTTCTGAGGGTGGTGTGTGTGGAAACTCTCTTCAAATTATAAGGAAGTATATATGGTTGATTTATGTGTTAAGTGTGCGCAGGCAGATAAGACTTGCCCCGTATACTCCCCTTCCGAGGGGGTATATAAGTGCGTAGAATGGAAACCCGTAGTAGATATACTTCTTGAAGATTTTATAAAAATGTCTACACAAATTGTACAATAACTATATTATACACTTACCTACTGGTAAGATTCTTAAACAAAGATACTTAAGCAAGGAGACAGCCAAAAAGGCTAATCTTATTGCAAAGAGTATCTTTTTAGTAACCCAATCCTAGAACTCGCTGTGAAAGTAAAAAAGGATGACTTCCTACCCTAGCTATAAAGGGAATACAATTGCCATGCTCTACCATATTTAGTCACTGGATAAGATGCAAAGGTGGACACAACCCTCCCTGTCCTTAAAATTGGAGTAGTACAGCAAGTTAGAGTGACTTTGCCCTTCCGTCACTAAAATAAATCGAAGGGCTCCAATTTCGCGGGTATCGTATAAAGGCCATTACCTTGGGTTTCCAACCCAATGATCTCAGTTCGATTCTGAGTATCCGCTCCAATTTCGCCGAAGTAGCACAGTGGTAGTGCAACTGATTTGTAATCAGTAGGTCGCCAGTTCAAATCCGGCCTTCGGCACCACATTTAGCCTATAGCATAAACTATGGGCTTTTTTACGCCCCTTTAGCTCAGCTGGTTAGAGCATCCGACTCATAATCGGCAGGTCGTTAGTTCAAGTCTAACAAGGGGCACCACATTTAAAACAAGGGAGTAAGTAGTGAGCAAAAGAACAATTGAAGGAATTTTAAAAAGAGGTCAAAAGTCTAGAGATGCTAATGGTAATAGAGTTGTTAAGAAGGCACTAAGCCACGGTAGTCATAGGTGTAAACGTAAGCCAAACAGTAAACGTTGTAAGGTAGCTTAATGAGTGACTTAGAGCTATTTACGTTAACTTTCGTTGCTATTACTGCAGTAGGGTCTTACTGGTTCGGTCATAAAAATGGCGTAAGCAATACAGTAGAGTACTTAGAGCAGGAAGGTCTAATAGAATTTGAAAAGGAGGAGTTATGACACCAGTAGGAAAAAGATTAATTATAAAGCGGGATGAATCACCTGAGGAAAGTACTACTAACTCTGGCATTATTTTAAGTAAGAAAGTAGAAAAGCCGGCAATTGGAACTGTAATGTTCAATGGGCCGGATGCTAAACAGGTTTTTGCTAAGGATAGAGTTCTATTCATGAAATTCGCAGGTACTGAGGTAGCATGGGGTGGAGTAGATTACTTAATTATGGAAGAGAAAGACATCTTAGCTATACTTGAGAAAAATGATGCTTGACAAAATTGGTAAAATTTGTTATAATGAGGAATAAAAACATGAAATTAACAAAAAGAGTAGGAATACGTTCATTTATTAGGATTACGCTATGAGTTTAGAACTATATATGGATTGGGTGAAGGAAGTAAACTTTCAAGCCGCAACTGTCGATAAATGCCTTTCCTGCTTTAATTTAAGTAGTGACACTATGAGTGGTTACTATAAAGAGGGGTTCACGCCTACTCTAGCAGTGGTTAAATTGACTTTAGACGGTAGAGCAAAGAAAGTATGTGTATGTAAACAAGCCGGATTAAAGAAATAAGCCACTAAAAAGGACTTATTATGGAAACTTGGCTAATATACTATATATCATTTGCACTATCAGGCGCGTTATTGGCGTGGATAAGGATTTTTAGACCTTCTATGCAGCTACTATGGCAAGAAACTGATGGAGATCATCCCGTACTTAGAAGTCAGATACTATCTGGCATGGTATGGTTCGGGATATCCACCGTTGTAACACCTATACTAATAGTACCTCTTATTAGTGAACAATCGAGAGTTGCTTTTGTGGTTAGTCTTACTCAAGGATTCTTACATAGCAGTACCTAACTAAAAATACTTTACATACATCTAGGGGCTTCTGTCCCTTTTTTGTCATCTGGTTAAAATAACTCTTGACTTAGTGGTTAAATCAAAGTATAATATACATTATAAAATTGAAAAAAAGGAAAAAATGTTTAATAATAAGAAGACAAAAGCTATGGTATCTGAACTGATAGGCATAGCAAGTTTAACTAGTCGTAATGTTAAAACTCTACAAGATGCGTTAGAGCACTTAGGAGAAGCATTACAGAGCATGCACGAACTGGTCCTAGTACAAGAAGAACGTTTACAATTATTAGAGGATGAAAAGGATGAAAATAGGGGGAAAGATGGAAGTAACTAGAGAGTTTTTTGCTCCAGTAATTATTAAGATTGATAGAATTACTGAGCTAGAGTTGTTAATGGATATTGTTGAAGATGCTATTGATAGGTTTGAAATGGATTCACAAGAGCGTTCAACTTTAATTGATATGAGTAACGCACTTAGCGAGGTGTCATTATGA